GCCGAACCTCGAATCAGTGCTGATATCTCGGCCGCACGGGATCGACAGGCGGCGAGGCCCGGCCGGTCCCACGATACACGCAGTGTCCGATAACAGGTAATGGGTAACCGCTAGAAAACGCAGGAACGGTCAACCCATAATCACACGATTTGGACGCCGGGAGGTTCAAGCCGCTGATCCCTTTCGCTTGAGGCGAATAGATGCTGGCGTCTTAGCCCATCGTGCCTTTGCCGCCGTCCGGGCTATCTCGCTGCGTCGAGTCGGAGTGAGGTTCTTCTTCCGCGCGAGACCGCCGCGTCTTCCGAGATCAACTGCTGCAGGATCCTTCGCCATGCGAAGATCTATAGCAGTATGCTTACCGTAATGCAACTAAAATTTTCGGTGGGCTGTGGAAAAGTCGAGGCGTCGTGAGGCGTCAGAGCCTGTGGCTAGCGGTTCAGAAGTGGGGATGTTGACGTTCTTGGTGCATGAAAAAAGCCCCGACGAATCGGGGCTCGTGGCGCAACTTCAGCTTTCAGCTCGCCCGATTCCGTCTCCAGAGCGTTGTGCGCGACGGACCTTTCGCGCTGATCTTCGGCCCTGGCTTCTTCGCCCCCTGTTTCTTCATGCCGTTGCGGATCCGCTCCGCGATCAGGTTGCGCTCAAATTCTGCGATCGCTGCCAGGATGGTGAAAAGTAGCCGGCCGATCGGCGACGACGTGTCGATCGACTCCGTCAGTGAAACGAATTCGAGGCGCCTGGCCTCGAGCATGTCGAGCACGCGCAGCATGTGCCTGGTCGATCGAAAGAAGCGGTCAAATTTCCAAACGACGACGCCGTCGAACTGTCGCGTCTGCGGTTTCTTCGGATCCGTCTGCTCGATCGCCGCCATCAGCTCATCGAAGGCCGGCCGCGATTCCGCTGCGCCACTCCAGCCCTGGTCGATGTACTCGCGCGAGATCTGCCAGCCCTTCATTTGGCACATCGCGCGCAGGGGTTGCAGCTGTGCCTCCGGATCCTGTCCGCGGAATTCGTGGCCGGCGGCGCCGGCTTCGTGGGCAGCGGGTTGCTTGCCGCAGGTCCTGCAGATGTCCTTCGATACGCGCGCGTAGAGTGCGACCAGGTTCATCGATACTGACCCTGTGACACTCCGATTTGAAAGCTCGTCTCTGGCAGCTTCAGTTGTTCGACGATCTCCTCCGCGACGCGCTGAATGTTTGCGCTATCGTAGGGCAGGTCGTCCTCCTCGAGGAAAAAACAATAAAACTTTCCCCCGCGGTTCACCTGAAGCGCCAGCTTCTCGCTCCATCCGTCGGCGTCGTTGCCGTGCTTCGCGTAGGTGATGCAGTGATGGCAGTTCTCCGGCGGGGGGACGGCAGCCTCTATCGCCCTCAGAAGCTCGATCAAGTAGGTCCGGATCTTCATTTTTTCAATTCCCTGTTAACTCACTAGTCATAAAAGCTGCGAAAAAGGCTCTATTCCGGATCAGGTGAATTGAAACGGCCGGGATGTCCGGAAAGCCTCACTTTGCGGGACCCTACTGTGTGGCCGCCTGCGCGCGATCGGCACCCGGGGCAAGGGAAATGGTCACCAGATCGCGAAGCTCCACGCGCGTCGATGCTCCGGTCCTGTCGAACACGTCCCTGAGATGGTTCTTCACTGTCTGCGTGCTCACTCCGATCTCGTCGCCAATCTCACGGTTGGCCTTGCCTTCGATGACCCTCAACGCGATGAAGCGCTGACGATCAGTCAGCCTAGCGAGACGCGACTGGTCGACGTATACCGGATCGAGCACATTGAGAATGCTGATCGTTTTCTGCCGATTCCCGCTGAGTCCCAGTCTTGCCGCCACTTTGCGGATGTGCTGCGCGACCGTTCTCTCCGCGATGCCGAGAGCTAAACTGATTTCCTTCCTGGTGACGCCCTGCTTCGCGAGTTCAAAGATCTGACGATCGCGTTCGGTTGTCGGAGATGTTTGCATTGGCGTCTTAGGTCGAGAGCGAGAAGGCAGAATTCGCCGCTGGCAAGCCCATCTGCGATGGAGACACAGTCAGGCACGGTTTTGTTCGGAGTAGAGAGCTGCGCGTTCCCCGCCAGCGCGCGAGCCAGAATTCAGCGGCCGCAGAAACATAGCGAGGATCCGCATTGCGCTCGGCATCGGCAAGAAGCTTCAGCTCGCGCTCGCGCGCCAGGCGAAGCTTTTCACGTTCTTGGTGTTCGAATTGCTTTCTGGTCATGACAGCTGCCTGCTACGCGGCCGGTTTCTTCTTCGGCCGCACATCGAGCGAGGGCTTTTTATCCTGCGTCACAGAACACTGCAGCAGCAAAGCCATCAGCCGCGGAGAGAGTTTTTCGTTCTTCACTATCTCGGACGCGCTCGCCTGCATCGTCCAGCGCGTATCGGCCGTGAAAATCTTTTTCATCAGCCTGGTCAGGCCGGAAGCAACCAGCGCTTCGCGAAAGCGCTCGACCATGGCCGCATCCTGCGTGGTGTATTGGCTGAACGTCGCCACCATCTCCCACACGATGCCGTGCATAATCTTCGACTTCTGCGCATGCGGACCTCCGCATGTGCGCACCAGCTCGATCAGTGCCTCTTGCTTCGCGATGATTTCTTTTCGCAAAGAAGCGACGTGAATGCTGGCCTTCTCGATCTCCAGCTCGAGATCGTGAAACGCTTCCGCTCGTTCGTCGACTTCCGCGGGCAACGGCGACGTCGCCGACTTCGGCTTTTCGAGTTGTGCGACTGCTGCGGTCATGCGGTTGGGATTTCCTCGCTCAATAAACTCTTTTGGATTCCTAAGTCGTTTCTTTCTTTGAGGTATCGGGCACGAGGGCGACTCTGCTGAAAAGCGTATCGGCGGCGTTCTGAGTAGGCAAAAGCGCCAGCACGTCTTCGAGGCTGAGGCACTCTTTCAGGTTCGGGCAGGGATCGTTCGGCTTCGTGACGGCGAGCTTGCCATTGCAGTAGTCGTTGCCCGCCGACGCATCATAGAGAATGCCTACAACTGGACCACCATAACCGAAGTGTACGACCTTGTCTCCGTTCTTCGCTTCACGTCCGTTTGCATAGTGCATGCTGTTCCTGCTTTCTCAACTCTTTACTCTCGCTCCCAATTCTGGAGTCGTAGCCCCTTCGTGATGAAGCGATTTCGGCTCGCGCACGTCACCGAGGTAACCGCGAGCGGCCTCGTGGCTCTCCGCGTGAGTGTTTACTCCCCTGATTCCTGCCAGATCGCCCCTCCGGAGCTCCAAAGGTTTGTTAGCAAACCCGTGGTAGTTTGTTAACAAACTCCTAGGAGGCACTGATGGCCAGACCACGGCAACTGCAGATCTGCTGTTCTTCCCGATGCCTACGCGAGATCCTGCCTTCGGAAAAGGCCGTCGCGCTCACCTGCTTTGCCCAGACTCTCGGCATGGGGACGCGCCGCACCTCTAAATCGGAACGGCTCTTCCTCTGCCCCCAGTGCGCTTATCGCGTCGCGGGAGTTGAGAAAGAGCCGACGAAAACCGCGCCCTTCGATCTCGCTATTTTCAAGGTTCTGCTCGACCTGGTCGGCGCCGATCCCGACGTCGCGCAGGCCGGATGGGAACAACTCCAGCGACGGCGAGGAGAGATTCTCTACGCGCCCGCACTGAGTGAGGGCGAGATCCTGCCGCCGCCGAAGCGACTGAAAGAGACCAGTTCAGCCGCCTGAGCAAAACTGTACAGACTCACCAGCCCTGACCGTTGCATCCTCTACCGGATGGCCGAAGAGAGGATTCCCATGACGGTCACCTTCGACGACTGGAAGTATCTTCTGCTACAGTCCGCCGGATCCGCCAGCCCGCCGGTGCTCCAGATGGGCGACTACGTCCTTGAACTTTTCTGGAAAGACGGCTGCGAACCGACAATGACCGCCATGATGGACTATGCCCAAAACGGGCTCTGTCGAAGCTACGACATCCAGGCATCATCCGTCCACGTGGCGACTTCGACTGCCCGCAAAGAAGCCCAGCAGCCCTAATTGCCGCCGAACTTCAGGTTGCCGACTGCGTTGCCGATCGCATCGACCAGCCCGTCAAACCAGCGCCGCTTGCTTCTGCATCCACACACTTCGCATTTCCCCGCGTGTGCGGGATGCGGGCATAGCTGACAAGTCGGCGCTGGAGTCACAGCGGTGCTCATGCGACCGGAGCTGCAGAAGCAGGCGCCGGGATCCCGTTCAGCAATCCGACGACGCCATTGATCCAGTTGGTGATGGTGGCGGAATCGCTCGGCAGCTTCGCGGCGGCGAACAACTGCTGCGCAACGGGCTCGATCACGCTGAGCACCGACGACATCTTCTCGGTTCCGCTTCCCGACTGCTGGCCGATCGCCGCGAACTTCTGCTCGGTCGAGATGACCTCGTTTGCCGTCGAAGCAAACAGCGGACCGAAACCGGGGAAGATCAGGCTGAGATAGGGTTCAGCGTCCTGGACGATGGGCGCGACTTTTGCAAAGCCGTGCTCGATGTCCTGGCCGACGTGGTCGAGGAAGGTAAGGAACTTCTTCGCTCCACTCAGTTTTGTAACGGGAGCAGCTGGCGTGGTGCTCATGATTTTTTCTCCTCTGATTTTTGAATCACTTCGAAATCGGTTTCCAGTTCCTTCGTGGCTTCGGCCGAGGGCAGCACGACCAGCATGCCTTTCGTGAGCCGCGAATTCTCACGCCGAAACAGCACGGTGAGCGAGAGCGCCGCGGCGATCATGCCGCTGCCGATCGCAACTGCCTCTTCGTGCAGCGAGACCAGGACAGTCCCGCAGACAAAAAGAAATGTGACGATGGCCGAGAACGCGAGCTCAAAGAGAAACTTGAGCCAGGCTGCCCAGATGCCGTCCTTGATTTTGCCCAGGATGAGCGTCGCGATCGCGTCGAACGGGTTCATTTCGAGTCAGCCGCTTTGATCAGGCCGATGCCCGCGGTGACTCCGGCCAGCGTGGCCGGAACGTTGATGGGCTGCTGATGCAAAGAGGCCAGGCCCGCGGTGACGAGAGTGCCGACGATCGTGAGAACGCCGGTGAGTGTTGTCTTCCAGTCCTTCATGATGTTGTCTCCTGTGTTGTTCCGCTTCCGAAATCCTGATAGATCGAGAGCACTTTCTTCGCGCGACCGGGATCCGTCGACCAGGTCTTCGAAACTTCAGCGATATAGACCAGCGCATCAGGCGCGGCGAGCGCGGCCTTGTAATGCGGGTAGGCGTTCGACAGCCGTTCTAGCGTCGCCATCCGATCGCAGAAACACGCACGCCAGTCGGGATACTTCACCCACTCCGCGCCGACCACGGTCCACGCGCCATTGAGAAATTCACGCGTCGGCAGCGTCATGGTTCCGTAGACCGCATGCGCGTGCTGCTTCATGCCGAAAAGATTGTTCGCGTCGCGTGAGAGTTCGCTGTTGCCCCAGTTCGATTCGAGCGCGGCTTCACACGCCGCCATGCGCGCAAAGGGATGATTCGCTTTGATCGCTTCGTCGGTAGCACGCCGCAGGAAGTCTCGCTGTGAATCGTTCATGGGGTTAGCTCTGGGCACTCAGCTCGGGAAGATCGATCGTCTTGCTGCGAAGTTCATGCGTGCAGTCGTCGAGAAATTGAATGCGGCCGTCTTTGATCCAGAAATGGCAACACCAGCCTTGCCCGTTCGTCACCTTCAGGGACGGGTGAAGCGTCGGCTTCTCGAGGCTCTGGTTCCACGTCCAGGCTCCCGAGCCAACGACCGGCACGACATGCACGCCGCCGCACCCAGGACACTCGAGGCCCACCGATCCGCCCTGCTGCCAGATCCGCGCCACCTACTCCACTCCCGTCATCACGCCCGTGATGCCATAGGGTGAGTACTCGCCGTAATTCGTCGAGCTCGAGGGTCCGGTGAAGCTATAGATCGACGGATCGGTCTGCCGCGCGACAATGTCGACGCCGAGCGTGGGCGCGTTGTCTTTTCCGCCGCTGTCGCACGCGATGCTGCACTGCGTGATTTCGAAGGCGCCGTAAATAATGCCCCAGTGCGGGTGATAGAAGGCGAAGGTGTCGCCAGCCGAGAGCGCGAAGGCCGTGAGCTTGAAGGGCAACGTCAGCGTCTGCTGGAAGCGAAGCCGCATCATTGCGATCTTCGCCAGGCGCTGAGCCATCCAGAGCGACGTCGTGAAGTCGAGCTGAATATCCTGCCAGATGATCTGGCCGCCGTCCTCGGTGTTCATGTAATCCGGTTTTCCAGCCAACCCGTTCGCCTGGTAGGCAGGGAAGCTCTGTGACTGCCAGGTGCCGGGCACCTGCGTAAGGCTCAGCGCCCCGCCTGGATTCGTGGGCAAATAAGCCGGCAGATATGTGCCCTTTACGCCGTTGGCCACGTCGCGCCGCGAGAGCCGGAAGTCACCCTTGATCGGCCCACGCAGATCACTGTCAGTGAGTGAAACCGTCGGCGAGGTGTACGCGCCGGCGAAGACATACCAGGCGTCGCCTGGCGGAACGACCCAGCCGGCCATCGATCCGCAAAGCGACGTCAGCACGTTGCCGCGCTGCGAAGAGTGATCGAACATGCCGTTGCAGGAGTAGAGATTCTCGTAGACCACGGTGCCGTCGGCATTCCAGATGATCAGCTCTTGCTCTTCGCAGACGTTGGCCGAGGCGACCACCGATGCGGTGTTGATCGTGCTCGCCGGTACAGAGAGACCGACATCGGTGTCCTGCAGATAGTCGTTCACGCAGAGCGCGCTGTTCGACGGATTGATCGCGTGCGTCGAGCGGCCCATGCACTTCCACGTGACCGAGTTGTCGGTGGTCGATCCGCCGAGAGTCGTGGAAAAAGCAGGATGCGAGCTGCCGGTGGTACCGGGGCTCGAACAGAATTGAAAATAGCCGACCGGCGCCTCGATCACTTGATCAGCCGGGACAGTTTGCGCCGGCTGCCAGCCATCGTTGACCACGATTGAATTCAGCAGCGTCGGCGGTCCGACAAAAAACTCGAGTGCTGTGCTGTAGGCGACGGCGCAGAGCCAGGTGCAGGTTCCGTCGGTGAGCGTGCTTCCGAAGGTGTACGATCCCGACTCAAAATTCGGCCGCACAGTGCCGCTGAGATCCACGCCGGCGGCGATCTGAACCCAGACGCGCGGCGATCCGAGCAGGGGACCGTTATCGACGATGTACTGATATTGCGCGTAGTTGGTCGAGGCCTGCCAGGCGGTGACGACGCGCGGATCGACGACCTTTTTTCCGGTGACGAGAAATTGAATATTGGGAAGCTGGCCGCTCGGGTAGAGCGCCGTCCATCCTGAGTCATATCGCAGGATGACGTGGACTTTCGCGCAGCCTCGCTGCAGGAACGCGCTGGTCCAGGCCACATCGGCATTCGCCAGGTTGGGAAATGGCTGCGCTGTGTTCCCTGGCTTGCCGGCATCGAACTCGAACATCATGTGCTCGCCGAAGAAATCGGATCCGCTGACGTTGTCGACGTTGATTTGCCACGGTGTGCCTGGCAGCGAGGAGTTCTCGAAGATGTCGGTCCCGAAGTTGTAAACGAAGCCGTTTACGATCACCGCGTCGAAGCTGGTGATTTCGTGGCTGGTGAGTGTGTAGACCAGGTGCAGGAATTCCGAGGTTGTTGCCAGATTCTGACTCGCGGGAAAGCTCGCATAGGTGAGGACGCCGGCGGTCTGAAACTGGCCGTAGATGCAGCGCCGCGGCGCCGGTCCGTTCTGAAATGCGATCGAGTTCGCGGTCCCCACCGTCTTCGGTGTCTGCCGCAGAGCCAGGCCCACGCCGCTCAGAGCCGAGGTGATTCCGATGCCCACCAGCGCGGACTGGTATGAGGCCATGGCTCCCGATAGCACAATCACCCCAGCCGGTCCCGCAAGCACCGCGAGAGCCACGCCTCCGACGATCAGCCCGATTTCTTCGAAGGTTTTACTCATCCCACACTCCATGCGCGTTTCCAGTGTTCGATCGCAACCATCGCGTGCCCAATTTCGGCAGCGCACGACGCGAAGCGCGGATCGAGACTCACGACTCCGACCGCACCCTGCGGCGTTTTGTTGTCGATGAAGACGACGTCGCCGCGGCGCGCAAAGGTAACGGGCACTTCGGTCATGCCCTGCGCCGCCGCAGAGGTCGCGATGTACTGCTGAAGATTTGTGCCGTAGATCTTCGCCGCACCGGCCTCGTCGCTATAAGTGCCGCGCAGCCCTTCCGCCGGATCCACCCCGGTCATGGCTCGAATGCAATCGCAGACATGAAGCGCGCAGTCGAATCTTCCCCACTCGAAGGCGAGCTCGCGGCGGCTGTCGATGATGAGGCCGAGACGGTCGCGCCAGTCCGGAAATCTTTTCAGTGTCATGAGTGGACGAAGATGTTGCACGCGGCTCGGAGTTCGGCGCCGAATCCGCCGCTGCCGTTTGGGTAGGCTGGAATCCGCGCGATGATGCTGCACTCGCCTGGCGAGATGCCGAGCACGTTGTTTGTGGTGGTGTAGAGCATGGCCGCGATCTTCGGGTTGCTCGAGGCCCATCCTAAAATGAAGTTGGGACCGCTGCCGGTGTTCGCTGGCCTTGTGCGGGTCGAAGCGTCAGAGTAGGTGACGGTGATTTCGACCGTCGCGTATCCTCCGACAGCAATGTCGACGGATGACGACGTAACCGCGATCGAGACCGGGTAAGGAGACGTCGTAGCATCAGGCGACGGCCAAAACAAATTCAGGTTCAACAGCTTGTCGACGAAGCTAAAACCCAGATCGCCGGGATGATAGATCTGCTGATCGGCATCGTCGAACTGACGGTTCGGTGCCAGATTGAGCGAGAGCAGGGAATTCTCACAGCTGATCGAGATCGTCGAAGTGTCGCCGGCGTCGGTCAACGACGGCACATCCATCGTGCCTGAAAATAGCTGCACCGGATCCGCAATCAATGCGCCGCTCGAATTGAAGAAGCCGAGCCACAGCGTTGCAACTCCAGTGATGCGGACCTGGTTTATCGCCTCGAGCAGCAAGTTCGAAGGAATGCCGCTCAGCGACAGCGTGACGTTCTGCGCCTGAATCTTCGTGGTCTGTGGCACCGCCGAAACTTTCGCGAGCCATCCCAGCCCGGTGAAGGTTTGCCCGTAAGGGAATGTCGAGGCCGGATTTGCCGGCGGTCCTGCCGGCGTGATGGTGCCGACGCCGCTGAAGGCGTAGATCGTGTTGTCGGCGAAAGCCAGCTCCGCGAACAGCGCAAGCGTGACGGTCTTCGACGCGATCGCGGCGAGAACTGCGGTGGAGAGAGAGCGGGGCATTCTATTTCGACTTCATCGCAGCGACGACAGCGGCCTTCCATGCCGTTTTCACTGCATCGGGCAGCAGCGGCCAGTCCGGCCGGTACATCGGCATCCACGCGGCAGACGACTCACAGAACGCCTGATAGGCGCGGGATGCACGCTCTTCGATCTGCAGCTCTTCAGTCGTGGCCATTCAGATTGCTTCCTTCGCTTTGAAGCTGATGGTGTACATCTTGTTGCGGTCGACCTTCCAATTCGTCGAGTTGCCCTGCAGTCGGAATGTTCCCTTGCAGTTCGTCGTGATGATCGCTGTGCCGTCGGAGAGCGTCTCGCGAATGTTGGGAAAGAGGTTGAGGACGACGTTGCCGCTTCCGTCGCTCGGTGCGTTTTGCAGAACTTTGTAGATCCGCTGAGGTTGGCCCGAAGCGGTGACCTGGATGTAATCACCGGCGATCGCCCAGCTCACCACACTCGCCGTTGCGCCCCTCAAATTGAGTACGTTTAGTCCGCTCGGGTTCGATCCTGAAACCACAGGCGATCCACTCATGGCTCCCTGCGGCGTCGCGCGGAGATAGTCGCCCATGAGGAACGTGCCAACCATGCCCAGAAGAGAGCCGAGAAATCCGAGCCACTGCTCGGCCTCGCTCATGACAAGCGGCGGAAGGTTGACTTCGATCTGCAGCTGCTGGCCTGGCCACTGCTGTATCTGCTGACCGAGCGTGAAGGGAGACTCAGTTTCGCCGACGACGTTCACCTCTGTAATGGTGAAGTCCTGCGGACCGATGCCTGAGATCGCTGGCGGCGTGATGGGGTAGCTTATGCCCAAGGGAGTGTACGGAGCGGATATGAGGAGCACTTCCTGCGTCGATCGCACCTTGCTCGATCCGCGCGACGATATGAGCAGCACTTCCTGCGTTGATCGCACTGCCATTTAACTGGTCTCATCGATGATCATCTGCGCAGCGTCCGCGGCCGCAGCGGTGAAAGGCGAGCTCGTCGCCGGATCGTTCACGAAATACGAATCGGTCCAGGCGTAGCTCGATGGAACCGTAAATGCGCTCCCGAGGCCGTTGGTACCGCTCGAACGAATCCCGTTTTGAAAGGTATGAGTGCTGCCGTCGTCTTTGCGCACCATGCTGCGCCGGACCACGCCGTTGGGAATGCCGGTGAATCCCGCAGTCGGTACGGCATAGCCGTCAATCTGTCCGGGAGTCGAGGAGGCGTTGTAGGTGGTGTCACCGTCGGGCGGCGAGTCGTCGCTGCATTGCCAATTCGCAGAGGCGCCGTTCGGGGTCCACTGCGTCTGGTAGCCGGCAGCGTTGCCGACCTTCGTATAAATCCGGCTGTCTCCGATGACGCTGTTCGGCGCGCTGCCGGTGTTGTCGTGCGCGTGAAAATCATCGAACTGTACTCCGCCTAAGGCGCCGCCCGTGTCTCCGAGGCGGAATGAGTTCATATAATTATTAACGGTGAAGCGATTGTCGAGGCCGGTGGCGTTGAGTACAGAAGCGCCGCCGGCCGGCTGATCCAGCCACACTTCGACCGCACCGGTCGTATTGTTGATGGTGACGACGATGTCGAGCCAATGCCACACGCCGGCGGTGATCACGCCAGGAGCGCTCGACGCGAGCAGCGTGCCCCCGTTTCCGAGCTGCAGTTGTATAGCCCCCGAGCTGGTGATGCAGATGGAACACTGAACGTTCCCCGTGTCCATCAAATTGAGGATCGGACTGTTGCCGAGCAGCGGAATATAGATGGCAAATCCAAAAATCATCGTGGCTTGGTTTCCGCTCAAGTTCCACTGCTTCCATTGCGCGAATCCCCCAGCCATCTTGAGGCCCTGGCCGAGAAGCCCAGCGGGTGTAGCGTAACGCGCATAAGTCGACGAGTACGACATGGTGCCGGTCACCGCCGCCCAGAGCTCGCTCGATGAGTTGTAATTGTCGAAGCCGTCCCACAGCTGATAGGCATGGCACTCCGTGCGCCGGCCAGCAGCTGTGATCGTTCTCACGTCCCGAAGAGCTTCGTCCCATCCTGGTCGTCTCATGTTCGGTTAGAGCCTTTTTTCTCTGGCCTGTTCGTGCCGCTTGTCGCACTCGCCCGGCCGTGGCATGATGCTCAGCGCCATGAAGTTGCTTTCAATCCTGCTGTTGCTGACCGCGCTCGCCGCAGCTCAATCCCACGGCGGCGAAAACTCTTCGAGTGGAGTCTCAGCTCCTCCTCGCAAACAACCTTTCGTTCTGATCCGCGGCAACGGCAACGTCACCGTCAGCGGCGGCCAGGTTTCGAAGCACGATCAAACCATCGAAATGGCACAGCAGCTGATGAAGCACTGCCCTGAAATCACGCTTATAGTCGGCGACCCCGAATCGAAGCCTGACTACGAGCTGCTGTTGAATCGCGAAGGCTATGGCTTCTTTGATTCAGGCGAGAGCCAGATCATGCTGGTGCGCGGCACCGACAAAACCGTGCTCTGGTCCGTTACGAAAAGCACCGTCGCGAGGGCCGTAAAACAGGGCTGCAAAGCAATCCTCTCCGACTGGAAGCAGCAACATGAGGTCCGCAGCGGCTTGTGGAATCTGGATGTTCCGAAGGAGAAGTCATCGAAATGAGTCTGCGAAAATGGATGGACTACAGCCCCGGTGCAATGCTGATAGAAGCTGAAGAAAAAGCCCGCGCAGTCGCTCCCGTGCTTTCCTTTGACCCGCGAAAAGAAGTGTCTGCCGATGCCAGGTACATTGTTCGAAACCTGGTGATCTGGTTCCTTCTCGTGCCGCTCGCGATCGTAGTGGTCGGCGGTCTGATCTATGCGGCCAACTCAGCCAGGTAAGTTAATGCAGCGACCGCCGCTGTACCTCACCAGCCTCTACAACCGCACGCATGATGATCTGCGGCGCTCTGTCTGAGATCGCACGCGCAATCTTTTCTTCAACACCGATCTCGCCTCCGCGCGCGTCGATGTGAATCGCCACACTGTTGCCCCGCGCACTGCCGTTCGGAGTAACAACGGACCCGCTCGGAAGGTTCACCAGCTCCGGACCGTCTTCACCGACCATCGTCAAGCCACCAGGAGAGAAATTCGTGCCAGCCGCATCGCCCGGAGCGGCACTGGCTCCGCTGTCGGTGAGATCTCCAATCGTCGCGCCACCCCCACCGCCGCCACCACTGGTGGCGCCGGAAGAAGCCATGATCTGCGCAGCCGCAAGCTGCATGGCTGCTGCGCTTTGCATGAGCGTGCCAGCCGATAGCTGCTGGGCCGCCGCGCCGCCTTGACCGCCCGTCAGTAATTTGTCGAGGCCGAGCGATTTGCCGAGGCTGCTGCCGCTCAGCACCTTGAAGAGCTGCCCCATTTCTTTGTTGAGCATGAACTTCAGGGCCATCTGATCGAGCGACGAGAAGTAACTCATCCAGTTCGTTTTGCCGCCGGTCAAAGCCTTCACGGTTTCGTCTTCGAATCCCTGCAGTCCCTTAGTGAGAAGATCGAAGGTGAACGTGCCAGATCCGCTCTTTCCACCCTGGTTATCGAGCTGCATGAAAAACGCCTTCATCCCGGCGCTGGCTGAGTTAGTTTTTTCGAGCAGCTTCTGCAGCTGGTCGTCGCCTTTCGTCATTTCCTCGCTGGCCCT